GAAGTAGATATTCAGCTCACTATGCTGGAGCTGAGAATGCAGGTAGTCCTTTAGTACTTGGTTCAGGGCTTAAATATCAGGATACTTCAAAAGCTCCTATTGATGCGGACTGGAGTGTGGCAGAACAAAAAGCACATGAAAGAGCAGCTATAGCTGCAGATGTTCCAATTGAATTAGTTGGTGGTGGTGATTCGACTTATCAAAACAGAAAACAAGCTAAAAAAGAGTTGTATAGAGAAGCTGTAATTCCATTCTTTAATAATTTAAAAAATTGGCTTAATTACTTATTAAGTGATTATTTAAAAAATGGTGAGTACATAGACTATGACTTATCTGGAGCAGATGAATTAAAAGATGATATAGCGGATATTATTCAAAAGTTGGAACCTATTAAAAATAGAGTAACTATAAATGAATATAGAAGGATTATATCAGAACTTACTGATTTAAGTTTGGAGCAACTAAAAGGCGGGGATGTTTTACTTATAAATGGTGGAGATATGACACTCGAAGAAATTACAGAGCCAACAACAACAGAAGGCGAAAAGGCTGAGGATGTATGAAAAAGGAAGTTCAAAAAATAAAGGCAATTAAAGCACTAGAAAGAAGACTTAGTGCAAGGAATAAGAAAATTATAGAAAAAATATTCGTTGAACTAAGAGATAAAGTAATTGCAGATAATTCAAAATCTTATGATGTAAAAATGATAATAAATATTGATTATGAATGGCTTTTGAAAAAGTTTAAAAATGGGCTTGAAGTAATTTATCTATATACATTCGAGGAGACTTTTAAGGGCTTTCAAAACATCTACAAAAAAGTAATAAAACCTAAAACTATAAAAGGTATTAGAGATTATTTTTTAAAAAATTGGAATACAAAAAATGCTGGAAAACAAGCAACTAAAATGACAGCAACAACAAAAAATATTTTAAATAAGATAATTACAACAGGACAAGAAGAAGGCTTGTCACATAATGACATGGTAAAAGAACTGGTAAAAAATATCAATGGAATGACAGAACAAAGAGCCAGCACAATAGCAAGAACTGAAACAAGTAAGAGCATTAATACAACAAGTTATGAAACTGCTAAGAATGTGATGAAAGAAAAATGCTGGATACATGTTGGTGGAAAAAAAACATACAGACCACACCATAAAGCTATAAGTAATAAATGGGTTGATATAGATTATAAATGGAAGTTAAAAGATGGTGTAGAAGCTGAGTATCCACACCAAGATAGTTTGCCAGTTTCTGAGGTTGTTAGATGTAGTTGTTTAATTATTTTTAGATAAAAGGAGTAGGTATGTCAAAGAAAAAGATAAAGAAAAGAATTAATTTTTCTGATGAAACATTAAATTTTACTTGTGAAATTGAAAAGTTTAAGGAAGAAGAAGGAACACCAGGAAGATTCACAGGAATACTTGTAAATATGCAAAATGATAGTCTTGCAAAAGGTATTTATAGATTTAAAAAGGGAAGTATGCAAGGGAATAATGGGAAGACTTTACTCCTTTTATACAATCATTATGGTGAATTATTACCAGTTGGAAAATTAGTAGGAGAAGAAACAGAGAAGGGATTTGAAGTTGTGGGAGAGTTTCATTTATCAAAAGATGATAATGGTAATTATATAAATCCTGAAGCTGTAAAATTATATTCACTCATGAAAGAAATGAAACTACCTTTTGAAATGTCAGTAGGTGGAAATATTGTAGATTATAAAGAATATAGTGAAAATGGTAAATATTATATAGATATAAATAAATTTGAAGCTCATGAAGGAAGTTTGACTCCTAAAGGTGCTGTAAAAGGAAGTAAAGTAACAAGAGTTTTTAATAAAGAAAATGGAGGAATAGGACAAATGGATAAGGAACAATTAAAATTATTGATGGCTGAATTATTAGCAAACTTTAAAACTGAATTATTAGAAGCAGGAACACCTGAAGAAATTAAAAATTTACCTATTAAATTCAATGAAATTAATTCAAAATTTGAAGAAATAAAAACTGAATTAAATGGTGAATTCAAAGCAGAAATTGAAAAACAAATGAATGAATTCAATGAAGTCATAAAAAGTTTAAGAGCTGATTTTAAGCCGACAAAAAAAGAAGTGACAGTTGCTGAACAATTTAGTGCAATGATTCAAGAAGTAGAAAAGAATGGAAAAGCGGTAGAAACTGTTTTTAATTCAGAGAGTGAAATAAAGTTTGCAGCAGATCCAGCTACTACAAGTAACTCGGAACATACTATTAAAACACAATATGTAAATACATTACTTGAAAGATTAGTTGCACAAAATTCAGCACTTGGAGATATAAAGTTTATTCCGATAGTAGATGGAAGCCTTACAATTCCGAGAGAAGTTGCTGGACTACCTGAAGTTGGATGGATAGGAGAAGAAGGGAACAGGGAAGAGACTTCTGCTCCAAAAACAGATCATGTAGTTATTACATTACATTCATTATATGCAATGCCAAAAGTAACTAATAAGCTATTAGCTACTAATTTTGTGGGGTATGCTAACTTCTTAGTTAAAAGAGTTGAATATGCTTTATCTTTAAAATTAGCAGATGCTTTATTTTATGGAACAGGGACAAATATGCCTACTGGAATTTTACAAGACAGCAGTGTAACACAAGAAGTTGAAATTGATTCAACTGACGACACTACATTTGTAGATTCTTTAATAGATGCTTACTATGCTTTAGATGAAAATGTAGCAAGAAATGCTAAATGGTATATGACTTCTGAAACTTGGGCAGCTATTGCAAAATTGAAAAATAAACAAAAAGATTTCTATATAACTGACTTAAATAATGGAAATACAAGAACTTTAATGACTAGACCTGTTATTCTAATCACTTCAAAAAATGCAGGATTAAAATCAATAGCTACAGCAACAGCTAACGAAATGATTGGAGTTTTTGCAGATTTAAGTACAGCAGTATTAGGAATTCAAAATAATGCTATGACAATGAGATTAGAAGATAAAGTGACTTCTAAGGGATATACAAAATACTACATGGAAAAAGGTGTAGGTTTAGGGGTTCAATTACCTGAAAATATTTTGAAATTAAAGAAAAAAGCATAATTTAAGAGGGATTATTCCCTCTTAAAGTTCTAGCAAGGAGAAAAAATGAGTATTAAATATGATTTAGAAATTGCTAAAATGCTCACAAACATTGAAGATGAAAAGCTTCTAAATTTTTATATCAATGCAACAATAAAAAAAATAGAAGTAATTTTAGGTTATGAGCTTGTAAAAGGGCAAATAACAAGTTTAGTTAGTGGACTTAATAAAAAGTATGTATTCTTACCTAGGAAGAAAATTGAAAGGGTATTGAACGCTAAAAGTGGGTGTAAAAAGCTCCCTTTTAGTTTTGTAAATAGAAAAGTAATATTTGATGAAATTATAACAACAGATTCTTATGTAGAAATAGAATATATAGCTGGCTATGATGAATTACCTGAAAATCTATTAATGTTCATCTGCTCAACAATAAAGGAAGAACTTTCTAATGCTGAAGGATTAAAGAGCTATGGAATAAGAGGAATAAATTATACTTTTTTAAATAAAATAGAACAATCTGACAACTTTATAAGAGGAGTAAGGGACTTATTTGGAGTTATAGAAATATGACAATTGTAGAAATTTGCCAAGAAATGGGATATTTAAGTAAACATACTGTAGAAATTGGAATATTAGCTATTGATAAAAGCTTAACAGGAGAAGATGGAAAAACAAGTATACTTGAATATGCAATATATAATGAGTTTGGAACTTCTAGCATACCTGCTCGTCCATTCATGAGAAATGCTTTGGATAGTAATAAAGAATATATAGGCAACTTAATAAAAACAGCTGTTTCTGATGTTGCAAAAGGAAGTATAAAAGGCAAACCTGCGCTTATGAGAGTAGGGGAAACTATAAGAGGTTTAGTAATTCAAAGTATTGCTACAGCTCAGACTTGGGCAACTCCAAATAATCCAAAAACTTTAAAAATAAAAACTAAAAATGGACAGGCTAATAATACCAAACCACTTATTGATAACAGATTTTTAATTAAAAGTATTAGGTATCAAATAGTAAATGAAAATGGTACAATAGAATATTTGTCAGACTTTAAGGATGTATAAGATGGATAAAGTTATTTTATTAAGTAAGCACAAAACAAATATAAAAATTATTTCAAGTGTTGAAGGAAGATGGGAAAAAGGGAAATATATAGCTAATGAAGAGAAAGAAAAGATTATAAAAGGGGTATATATACCTGTTTCATCTGATACTTTGAAATATTATCCTCAAGGTGAAATTACTTTAAAAGATATGGAATTGTTTACAAAAGAGAAACTAAAAGAAGGGGATATTGCTATTTTAAGAGATGAAAAATTTAAGATAATTGAAATAACTGACTTTGATTATCTAGCTGATATAAAAAGCTATATTTTAAAGAGGAGTACAAAAGATGATTAAAATTATAATTGAATTACTCAATAAAATGGGTAACATTCAAATTATACCAGCTTTTACTGCTACAAAGCCTCCTAAAAAGCCTTATGCTACTTACCAAGTACTAAATATAAATAGTGCTGATTTTAGAGGATACACAGAAAGAGAATACATAAAAAAAGATGAAAAATATCTTGAAACAACTGAGTATAGAATAATGGCAAGACTTCAATTTGACATATATTCTGAAACTCAAGAAGAAACATTAGAAAATGCAATTGAACTGAGAGAATTAATCCTTTTCAATGCAAGAAGAGAGATAAATAGATTAGATGCTGGAGTAGTAAAAAGTAGTGAAATAAAATCATTAAATGAATTAATTAATTCAGAGTATGAGTATCGTTGTACTTTTGATATAGTTTTTGAATATATGAAAGTAACAAAAGAAAGAGAACTTGAATTAATAAAAGAAATAGAATTATTGGTAAATAATAAAAATAAAAGTCGAATAGCAAGGAGGAAAGAATAATGGGAGTATATAGAGAACCGATAAAAGTAGTATTAGAACAAGAATTGAATTTGACAATTGCTTCATTAAATAAAACTCTTATAGTTACAAATGATAAGAATGCAGATTTTAAATATTATATGAACTCAAAAGATGTTGCTAATGATTTTGGGAATAATTCAAAAGTATATAAATTAGTGGAGAAGTTTCTAGGACAAAGAGATGGAGATGGCAATATTTTAAAACCTGATTTTTTTGGAGTTGTTGGAATTACTGTGAGCGGGCAAGAAAAGATAGAAGATAAGTTGAAAGAAGTGCTAAATGAAAATTTAGATAAAGAATGGTACGCTCTTATAACAACATTTGATAGTGTTGAGACAATGAAAGCTGTAAGCTCTTTTTTAACTGAAAATAGAAGAATTTATATAACAGAAGTCAAAGCTTATCCATTAGCAGATACATTAAAGTCTGATAGAATTGCACCTATTTGGAATTTAAAAATGGATGAAGCTGATAAAGAATATAAAGCAGCTGCTTATGCAGGAGTAGTTATAACAAAAGGTGCAGGATACAGAAGCTCAATGATAGAACTACAAGGAGTAACAGCTGACACTGAATTAGCTAAAAAACCTGAACTTACAAAAAATAATATTACATTTGTAGAGAAAAGAACATCAGAAGGGTATATAACTGCTAATGGTGGAAAATCAACAGATGGAACTTATTTAGATGAAACTACTGCAATAGACTGTATTATTGTAAATCTTAATGAAAATTTAGAAAAAGCAATGATTAAAAAGGGGTTCCCACAAGATGAAGAAGGGTATGCTTTTATAGAGGAGACATTAACTAATGTTATGGAAGAAATGGGAGCTAATAAATTACTTGCAAAGTTAAATGGTAAATATCAATATGCAGTTTACCCAGTTAATCAAACTGCAACAGAAAGAGGGCTTAGAATTATAAGACCAAGAGTACTTTTTAGAATTAGAAACTGGGGATATTACATGGATTTAACATTGGTAAAAACTAATAAAGATATTGGAGGGAATAAATAATGGTTGATTTAAGTAAAAAAACTTTTATTTTCAATGGCTATACTTTTAAAGAATGGAGAAGTTTGAGTGTTGGAGCACCTGAGGATCCATATAAACAATCTGATAAAAGTATTTATGGGGAAAGAAGAATAATATACTCACCTGACTCAAATATAGAAATAACTATAACTGTACCAACTGGAACAGAAGATGAAAAAATACTTTTAAATGCTTCTGAGAACGTAATAACAGGCTCAGGATATTTCAAAGATAGTTCTAATCCAAAATATAGTAGAGGAGTAAGTATAAAAGAAATCGGTGTTAATAAAGGTGAATTAGCTAATGATGGAGAATCTGATTCAAGAGAATTTAAACTTGTATGTGTAGGTGTTAAGGAGGCAATGAACTAATGGAAAATAAAGTAAATAAAACAGAGCAACAAGAATTAAAAAATAAAGAATTTCTAAAAAAAATAGAGGATAAGAATATATCAAATATAACTTTTAAAGCTGAGGGTTTAGGAGCTTTAGAATTTAATTTGATGATGACAGGAAAAGATTTTAAAACAATAGAGAGACCTTTTAGAATTGAAAGAGTTTCAACAGATACATTTTTTAAGCTTTCATCTGAAAAAGATGAATTAGCAATAGGTAAGAAATTATTGAATACTTTTATAGCTCAGCCTGCGGAAGCTAGAGACATAGAATTTTTTAATATGGATCAAGAAGCTTTAGAAACTATTACAGTGATTATAACTGAATTTCAACAAACTCCCTTTTTATTCATTAAAAACTTTGGAGAAAATAAGGAAGATTAAGCAAGGAAGATTTGATGTTTGTTTTGAATCTAAGATTCCATACTATAAAAAGACTGTTGAAGATCTATGTTACGAAGAATATATGCTTTTACAATTAGCTTGGGCTGATTATGCAAAAAGAAAAAATAAAAATTAGAAAGGAGGGTTAGCAATGTTAGAACAGTTATCATTGGTTTTTAAAGTTGTAGGTAATGGACAAGTTACTTTAAATCAAATTAGTTCTCAAATTGGAAATTTAAAGAATAATATGTCAAATTTTAAAAATAGTGTTAGTTCAACATTTTGGAATCTAAAAAGCACTATTGGTTCAGTAAAACAAAGTTTAGTTGCTTTTAAAAATAAGATTAGTACAACTTTTAATGCCTTGAAAGCTAAAATAACAGCTAACTTTCCTGCTATTGGGAAAATAAGAAATGGTTTTATTTCACTTCGGAGAAGTTTAGGAAATTTTGGGAACTATGCCCAGCAACAATTTCAAAAAAGTAAAGAAAAAGCAAGTACACTTCTAAGTGTCTTAAAAAGAATAGCTACAGCATTAGCAGCAGGTTTTACATTAAAAACTGCTATTGAAGGTGCTGGAAATATTGAACAGTATAGAAATACACTTGAAACTGTATTGAAAGATTCTGATATGGCAAGAAGAAAACTAGCATGGGCTAGCAGATTTGCTAATAGAACTCCATTTGAAACAGATGAAGTCCTTTCTGGGATGACGAAATTACAGTCTTATGGAATTGAAGGAGATAGAGTTTTAAAAACAACTAACAGAACATATCTCGAAATGATTGGAGACATGGCTTCAGGAATGGGTAAAAGTTTTGACCAAGCAATTGAAGCTATTGCTGATGCAAGAACTGGAGAACTTGAAAGATTAAAAGAATTCGGAATTACTAAGAATATGATCGCTGAGTTTGGTAAAAGTAAAGGCTTAGAGATTTTTAATAATAAAGGACAAATTAATGACTTGGAGTTATTTAATAAGACTTTATTTGAAATGATGGACTCTCGTTTTGGTGGAGCTATGGAAAAGCAAGCTAAAACATTTAAGGGAGGATTATCAACTATATCAGGAGCTACAAAATCAGCATTAGCAACATTGGCAGGAGTAAATGAATTTGGAGATATAGTTGAAAACTCTCCATTTCAAATTCTTAGAGATAGAGTTATCATACCATTGGCGAATACCCTAGTAAAATTTCAAGAAGATGGGACATTTACTAGATGGGCAGAAAATTTATCTAGTATCTTTGGTGAACTAATTTCATGGGGAGAAAAAATAATAAATTTTATTGTTAAGTGGAAAGAAATTTTAATTCCATTAGCAAGTGCAATAGCTGGTCTTTTTGTAATTAATAAGGTGATAGTTTTAATAGGAGCTTTAGAAACTGCATTAGCAGCTCTTTCTTTTAATCCAATTATGCTTGCAATTGGAGCTGTAATAGCCATAGGTGTTTTATTATATAGAAACTGGGATCTTGTAAAAGAAAAATTAATTTCACTTTGGGATAAGATAAAAGGTTTTGTCAAAGTATTTTTATTTTTCTCAGGGATAGGTTTAATAATAAAACTAGGACAACTTTTAATAGAAAATTGGGAAAAAATTAAGGCTAAATTATCTTCATTATGGGATAAAATTAAAGCTTTTGCTAAAGCATTATGGGATATTGGTAAAAAAATATTTATGTGGCTTAGTCCAATAGGTTTAATTATCACTGTTGGAAAACTGATAATAGAAAACTGGGATCTTATAAAAGCAAAATTTGCTGAATTAGGAAGTTATTTATATAACAAAATAATTGATATAGGTAATTTTTTTATAGGACTAAAAGACAAAGTAGTTGATGTATTTTTTAACTTAATAGATAAATTAAAAGAAGTGTGGGAGACAATGAAGTCAACTGCAGCATCAGCTTTTGATTTTATTTTAGATTATGTTGCTAAAATTTGGGAAAGCATCAAAGGTTTTTTCTCGGGTTTAGGTGAAAAAATAAAATCATTACCAGGAATATCTTGGTTTTTTAGTGATAGTGAGAAAAAAAATACAAATAGCCCTATGATAGATGGGACTCATAAAACAGGACTTGACTATGTCCCTTTTGATGGCTATATCGCTGAACTTCACAGAGGTGAAAGAGTTCTAACGGCTGAAGAAAATAATGCATATTCAAGTGCTGAAAGTAATGAGTTTTCTAATACAAGTAATTCAGTAAATACAAAAAATTCTAATAAGTCTGATAAAAAAATCATATTAAATCTTACTGTAAATATGTCTGGAACAAAAGAAATGGATTGGAATAGAATTGGAGAAATGATAGTAGAAAAATTAGAGGATTTGATGTTACAAAATGAAATAGCTAAAGGGGAAATATAGATGTTTTCAATCACAAATATTATGAGTAAAGTAAGTAGTTTTCTAAATAATGTAAATTCAATTTCTAACCGAATTGATAATTATCTAAGAAAAACTCCACCAATTTTATTAGGAAATATAAAACTTCAATTAGTTTCTGGAATATCTGAAAGCTATTCTAATGATGTTCCAACAATTCCAATTGATGATGGAACTCAAATAGCTGATAACATAACACAAAATCCGTTAGAGTTATCATTTAAAGTTCAAATTGTAGGTTCTAATCACAAAGAAATTTTTGAAAAAGTTCTTGAACTTAGAAATAAAAGAGAACTTGTGGATTTGTATATGATTAAGTTATATAAGAATATGGCTATAACAAATATAGAAAATACTATAACTTCATTATATTATACAGAATTTACTATTTCATTGGTAGAAGTAAAGATTGCTCATGTTTCTATGATTCCTTCCCCTAGTCCAAAAGCTAAAGCAAGTGTTAGAAATACTACAAAAATAAAAACAACAGCAAAAGCTAAAAAAAATACAAAAACTATTACAAAAGCTGTTACTAAAAATAAAAGCTCAGGAGTAAAGGATTGGGAAGGAGATTTACAAAGTGAGCATATAAAACTGCCATAGATAATAGGAGCATAGAAATGAAAATAAATATAATGAAAGAATCTATTCCATATATAACTGATGTAACTATTGCAGGGACAACCTTTCAATTTGAATTTACATATAATTCTTATGATAAAAGAGTGTACATAACACTTTATGATATTGATGATAATTTAATATATCCAAATGAGCCAATTCTATTCGGGATCCCACTATGGTTCAATAAATTAGTTGATGAAAAAGGAAATTTTAATAAAAAATATCCACAAAAATATATTATCGCTAATACTTTAGATAGAAAAGCAATAAAAATTGATTATGAAAATATTGATAAAATTGAACTTTTAGTGGAGGAATAATGGATTTTATAGCAAATAGACCTATTTTTCCTAGAAATTCTTATCTTATTATAAATGGTGTGAAATTAGATGATCATAATAATGATGGTTTAAAATTTGATGTTGATGTAAAAACAGGAGAAGAAGGAAAAGTAGGGGTAGGAACATTCAAAATATATAATTTAAGTCAAGATATAGAATTAGGAAGCGAGGTAGAACTTTGGTTTGGTTATGCTGAAGATATTGGCTATTATTCAAAATATGAAGTTATAAAAAAGAAAAGAATAAAAGAAAGCTCTTCATTTATTCAAGAGTTGACTTGTTCAGAGAGAACTAAAAATAGTAGTAAGATAGTTTCAATTAGTTTAGATGGGAATACTAGGATATCTGAAGCAATAAAAGAAGTTACTAAAGAAATGGGAATAAATCTTATTTCTATGGAACTTAACAAAGATAAAATTTACACTAATGGCTTTACTTGTTACAATCAAGGATTTCAGGAGTTAAGAGAATTAGTTCAAGACTCAGAGAGCAAAATGACTTTAAAAGGTGATGATCTTTATATCTATACAGATAAACAAAAAGATCAAGCAATTTATTTAAGCTTTGAAAGTGGGTTGATTCATAATCCTGAAGCTATTGAACAGCAAGAAAAAGAAGTGAAAGTAAATAAAAAATCTGATAATAAAAAAGCAAAGAGTAAAAAAGATGATAAATGGGAAAATGAGCAAAAAAAGAAAACTATAAAAGAGAGTAATAAATATGACTATACTATTGAATGTTTCCCAATTCACTACATAAAAAGAGGAGATGTAATATACGTTGAAAGTGATGATGTAAGTGGATTTATGCAAGTGGAAGAGGTAAGTATTAGTCTAAGTGATAGCTGGAATATGAAATTAGGAGTTAAAGTGATGAAAGATGATGGAAAACATAAGGATAATTCTAGTAAAAATACAAAAAATAAGAAAGGGTAGATTTGTAGATGCTGAGCCTTTGTTTAGTCCAAATGGTGTTGCTCTACCTGTACTTCGTAATGTTCCAGTTGCCTTGTTTGGGGATAGTAAAGACCACATTGATTGGAATATCAAAGAAGGGGATATAATGCCATACTTTGTATTAACTTTTGATATTTCTTCATATATAAGTCAAGGCTCTCATGATGTTATGGATTCAAACAGAAGAAATAACTTAAACAATGGTTTTATTTTACCTTTCACAATTCCAAATGCTACAGAAAGTTTGGAATTTCCTTCTGATATTAGAATTATTGGAGATAGATTAGAAGAAGGGAACATTGATTTGAAAGGAGATTCTAAGCAAGAAGGTAATGTTGAGATAAATGGAAATACTACTCAGAAAGGAAATACAACACAAACTGGGAACATATCTACAAAAGGTTCTGTTGCAGCATCTGAAGATGTTACTGCTGGAGATAAGAGTTTGAAAAAACATAAACATTCAGGAGTAGTAAAAGGAACTGAAATAAGTGGAGGAGTAGCATAATGGAAGCTATAAAAATGGATGATGGAGATATTAATTTTTCAACTATTTCAGGAATAGATGAGTTCTGGCAGAGAGTAGTAAATTCTTTAAAAATATATTCAATTGAGTGCTTTTATGATGAAAATTTAGGGCTTGATATAAGAATAATAAATGAACAGGATGTAGCTGAATATAAACTTGAACATATTTGTAGAAAGTTACAAGAATGGTATAGAGCTGAAATAGAAACAGTTAGTTATCAAATAATTTCTGAAGCAGAAAGAACTTTAAAGGCAAAAATATATATAACACATAAGAAACATAATAATATAGAGAAAGAGGTGATAATCAGTGGATAAATTTGAAACAAAAGGCTTTCAAGGACTTATGGGATTAGCACAAAAAGAAGCACAAAAAAAAGAAAATTTTGGAAGTGATTTCAATGTTGAACCAACTGGAGATTACTATAAATTAGTAGCACCTTTCATATATCTTTGTTCTTATTTGGAAGATAAAGCAATTTCAATAGCAAGGGGTTTAAATATATACAATGCACAAAATGAGGAATTAGACAATTTGTTATATTTTTTTCCTAGAAGATTTGGAACAAAAGCTCAAGTACATTGTAAAGTTACAGCAACTAATTTTGTAGATGTGTTACAAGGAGACATTATCATACAAGCTGAAAATGGAGTGAAATATGAAAATATAGAAAGATTTGAAGTAGACTCTTCAAGAACTAAAACAATACTATTTCAAAGCTTATTCGACGGGGAAGAGGGTAATATTCAAATCAATAAAGTTGAAAAGGTTATAAAAGCTCCAGCTTCAATAGTAGATGTACAAAATATACAGATTGGAGAAGGTGGTCTTTCTTCTGAAACTGACTATGAATATCTAAAAAGATATTTGGCTGGAAATAGCAAAGGTGAGTGGAGTTTATTACCTATTTTAAATGCTATAAGAAAATTACCAGGAGTAAAAAGTGCTAATGGGATAAGAAACAATACAATGAATATAGACAGCTTTGGACTTTCTCCAAAAAGCATTTGGATAGTTGTAGATGGAGGAATAAAAGAAGAAATAGCACATGCTATTTATATGCACATTCATACTCCAGATACTAAAGGAAATGTTGAGGTAAATGTTCCAACATCTGTACCTGATCATTTTGAAACTATAAGATTTGATAGACCTGCTCAAGCAGAAATTGAATATAAATTGGATATAAAAAGTGCTGATGAATTGAAAATCAAAAATTTAATTGATGAGTATATTAATGAAGCTGGAATAGGTGCTTTACTATCAAATGGAACATTCTTATATGAATATCTTTATAATAAAAACTATAAATATACAGATTTTGACTTAAAGTTTAGAAAAAAAAATACTCTTATTTGGAGTAATTCAATTCAATTAAACTTTAATGAAATACCAAAAAGTGCTGGGAGAATATCATGATTGATGAAGTTATAAAGGGTTTACCTTTGCATTTTCAAAAAGAAAATACAATTAAATTATACAAAACTTTGAAGCCTGTTATTGAATATATAGATAGCTTAATAGAAAATTTAAAAAATCAAACATCATTATTAAAATGTTCAGGGATATTCTTAGATTTTATGGGTGAAAGATACGATGAAAAAAGAAGTGGTCGAGATGATGAGACTTATAGACAAGCATTAATTATAAAAAAAATGGCACTTGATGGATTACCTAATACAGAATTTTTACTCTCACTTACTAGGGAACTTACTAATAAAGAAGTTACTAAATTAAAAACAAGACCATTGCAAGAAGTAGCTAGTCAACTATTTAAGGTAAATATGATTGATGATTTAAAAGTTATTAATAAAATGCCTGACTTAAATAAAGTTTGTGAAGTTGGAGCGAGAATGTATTGGGAGCTTGAAATTATCAATAATAAAAGCAATAAATATTATTCATCAGTAGTTGAGAATATAAAAAAAATAGAAATAAAAGCTGATTTTAAACTAGATCAAACAATGAGAATAAATTCAAAGTTAAATACTGCTCAAGGGATAGGATTTACAAAAATAATCGAGATAGGGGGAATTAAATAATGAGTTATTTTGAAGGCTTAAAGCTAACAAAAAAAGGTGAACAACTTCAAGCTAAGATAAATGGAAATTTATCCGAAACTCTAACTTTTACAAAAGCAAAGTTAGGAAGTGGTTCAATAACTTCAAATGATGAGATTAGATTCTTAACAGATGTAAAAGAAGTATGGGGGACAGCTAATGTAGCTAGTTGTAAGATACAGGGAGATGAAAAAAATATAGTAGCTATAGAACTTCAATTTTCTAATGCTGAGCTAAGAGAAGATAAAATCTTCAGAGAAATTGGACTTTATGCACAAGGAAATGAAGGTGAAGAAATTCTTTATGCTTATGCTAATGCTGGAGATAAATATGATTATATTCCATTAATGAAAGATAGTCCACATTCTTTTATAATAGTAATTTATTTTAATATAACAAGTGGTTCAAAAGTTGATGCCAAGATTGATTTACATAGTTATGTGTCACTTCAAGAGTTTAATGAAGGAATGAATAAAAAAGTAAATAAAACAGACTATGCTTCAGCCGAGCAGTATGGAATAGTTAAGTATGGAGCTGAAGAAGGGACAGTACTAGAAGGAAATAAGTTTACTCAGATGATGGGAAAAGATTATGGTGGGATATTAAATGGACCAGGAACAAAAGAAGTAGGAAAAACTTACTTTGATAAAAATACAAAAAAATTATACCTATGTAAGAATACAAATACAGATATTTCAGCAAATATAAATAATTATATAGCTATGGACAGTCATTCAATTCTTGAGAGATTGGAAAATCTAATAAAAATTGATAACGGAATTACTGGAAATTACACAAATGTTGGAGCTTATAGTTTTACATTTCCAAAATCATATAAACAAGTTTTAGGAGTTGCTATAAATGTATATAAGACTGGAACTGCAACTACTTTAGAAAATGCATACTTAACTGGATTTAATAATACAGGTTTTAGCTTTGTAAAAGACTGTGTAGACGCAAATAGAGCAAATACTGTAAAAGTTGCCTATACAGTATTTTATGTTTAATTAGCACTTAAATATCTCCAAGTTGTCCATTGTTTTGTATCTCCATTTCTTGTTCTAATAGCTATAGAAAAAGTATTGTAGTAAGAAAAAGCAATTTGAGTTATCCAGTCATCAGTTTCTGTAGAAGTGTTAAATACTAATACGAAGCATTGAGAGCCACAAAAACCTCGTTTTAATTTAGATGTAACTCCTTTAATTTGAAAAATACCAGTTTTTACTAATTCATCTTCATCTTTTGGGCTCCATCTGTCTATTTTGTATAAAAGATTTCTGTCGAGATTTTCCATTATTTTTAGAATTGTATAATAAATCTACCAAAAAATAGGAGGTTTTAATTATGCAATTAATGATTTTAGAGAATTTAAAAAAGGAAAATGTGGATGTGTATTTAGAGTATCTAAATAGTTGTAAGAGTAGTAATTGGGAGACTTGGGAAACTACATATAAAACTTACTGTAACAATTTTAAATTATTTCTAGTTTGGTTTCAGAAAGCTTATAAAAATAAGTTGCTTTTAAGCAAAGAAACATTGTTAGAAATGCCAAGTATAATGGAGTGCTATAGAAATTATTGTAGAAGTTTAGGAAATTCTAAAAGAACTTTGATGAATAAAACTACTGCAATTAGTACATTTTATGCTTGGTGTGTTAGAAGAAACAAAATAAAATACCATCCTTTCGATAGTAAATTGGATAAGTTGAGGTTTACAGAAAAAGACAAGGTTAGAAATTCATACTTTCTTACTACAGAACAAATATTGACAGTTAGACTTTATATGCAAGTAGAGATTAAGAAATATGACTTGCAAGATAGGATATTATGGGAACTATTTCTTGATAGTGCCTGTAGGATATCAGCCATTCATAGCTTAAAATTAAGTCAATTAGACTTAGAAAATGGATATTTCAAAGATGTTAAAGAAAAGGAAGGACATGTAGTAAATGCCTTCTTCTTTAATAAATGTAAGGAATTACTTAAAGAATGGTTGAAAGAGAGAGAAGAAAAGGAAATAGAATCTGAATACTTATTTATAGCAAAGTACAAAGGAAAATATGCTCAAATGACACAAGGAGCTATTCGTGGAAGAATAAAGAAACTAGGAAAAATTTTAGGAATAGAGGATCTATATCCTCATACATTAAGGAAAACTAGCATTAATTTAATAAATAATTTAGCTGGACTAGGCTTAGCTAGTAGCTATGCGAATCATAGTAGTAGCGGAGTTACAAGTAAGCATTACATTGCAAAAGCTAATCCAACAGAGGTAAGAAATAGCATTATAAATGCTAGGAAAAAATTAGGTATTTTTTAGTTTAATTTTAGTTTAATATTATAGAGATTTTCAAATTTAT